TGAAAGGCTCTGTCCCCAGCCATGCGCGCCGCACACATCGACGATCCCCGGCAGCGATGAGGCCGCCGGAACATCGCATCGCGCGAAAAACTTGACAAACGAACATGAGAGGAACCGGAAACTGCCGTGGGCTGGACCCCGGCCGGACCCTCGCTGGATACCGGGGTCCAGAAGGCCCCCGTCAACGCAAAGGGGAGAGCGAGCTTTCCAGCGCACTCTCCCCATCTTGCCTACGGAATAGCATGGATCTGTTGCAGATGTCGAAGGAAAAAGTGTTGCAACACATTGGAGTCACTGCGCATTCAGGCGCGCAGCGATCTTCGTCAGCGCCAGTTGCCAGCGACGCCATGCGGTCGTGCGGTCGCAGCCCATCTCGCCGCTGATCTGCTTCCACGGCACACGGGCGGCACGAGACCAGACGAGCTTGCGCTCCGCCTCCTCGATCCAGAGCACCCAGTCGAAGGTCTGCTCGAGCCGGGTGATCGCGGCTGCCGAGGGCCAGACCCGCATCGGCTGCGGCTCCATCGCCGCGATCTCGCGGCTGGTCCGCACGATGTCGGGCCAGGTGTTGAAGTAGCCCTGCGCCTTGACCGGCGGCAGCTTGCGCAGGGTGCGGAACGCCTCCTCGAAATGATCGGCGACGCAGTCCGCGGTCCATTCACGATCAGCCATGGCGCGCCTCCCTGTCGGAAGGGCGCGGGCCATAGAGCTTCTCACCCAGTTGGCGGACCAGTTCACGCTCGGGCCAGGTGAGGCGGTCGTCATCGGCGGAGACCGCGAGGACGCCCTGTTCCCGCCAGCCCTCGCGCTTGACCTGCTCGGGATCCCGGCGGCGACCGCCGTAACCGTGGGGATGCCATTTCATGCGACACCTCCCTTCGTCTCGATCGCCCAGAGCAGGATGGCGATGGCGTCGGCCTCGTTGTCGTCGGCCGGGCTGAAGCCGCGGGCGCGGACGGCGGCGACCATCGTGGCCTTGTCGGCGTTGCCCTTGCCCGAGGCGTGGCGCTTGATCGTGCCGACCGGAACGCCCTCGTAGGGCACGCCGCGCAGTTCCGCCCATGCGGTCAGCGTGGCCATGAGCCCGCCGTAGATATGGCTCGCGTCGGTGCCCGCGTGGCGGCGGACTGCCTCGAACCAGATGGCGGCAACAGGACCGGACAGCCGGTCGATCTCGGTCAGCCAGTTGGTGAAGCGCAGGTAGCGCATGCCGCCGCCGTCGAAGCGGCCCGGGCGGAGCGAGACGGTGCCGCTGGTGATCAGGCCGTCATGGCCGCGGATCGCCCAGCCGGTCGAGGTGCCGAGGTCGAGCGCGAGGATGCAGCGGTTGCGAGGGGTGTCGAGCGGCAGCGATTCAAACCTTGCGCCGTCGCAATTGGGGTTCAGAGTCGGCTGAGCCATGATGGGTCTCCTTTGCCGGTGGCCTGTGGTGGTGGAAGACGACGGCGGTCTGGTGCTTGGCGGTACGGGGCCGCCGTCGTCGGATCGGGAAGCACAACAGACCGTCACGGCGGCGCGCGCGGCTGACCCGGACGTATGGGAGGAGTGGCCAACCCTGTGGGGTGGCCCTCCCATACGTAGTATGGGGGTTTGACACCTAACTGTTCCGGGGAGGATAAGTAGCTGAAATCATTGCGGAATAAGACTTCATGAAGTCTTCGGGCATGAGTTAGGGACCTAACTCTTATTTGCCCGTAACCTGTTGATTTCGTTGAGTGCACAGTTGGCGCTGTCATATGAGTCAGGCCTCACTCATATGAGTTAGGTCGTCTTCGAGCCCCTCCGGGTAGACCCAGACGGCGGGGTTTTCGACCTGCAGGCAGAGCCCGGACTGGGGGCATTTGAAGTGGCTGGGCAGGACCGGACGGGCGGTCGTGGTGACCTCGCCGGTGTCCGGATCGACATGCTCGTCGGGCGCGCCGAACTGCATGCCTTCCACGCAGAGGTAGCCGAACCGGGACCGGGTGACGGGGAAGCCGAACCCCGAGGGGTCGCGCAGGAACTTCACGAAGCCCTTGGTCGCCAGCACGCTGAGGCGCTCGCGGATCGTGTGCTTGCTGCCTAGTCCGCCCCGGTTCTCGAAGGTCTCGGCGAACTGCATGGCGGTGTAGAGACGTTCGCTGGCCGCCTCATCCAGCAGCATGCCGAGGATGACGTCGTGCTTGCGCAGCCGTTCGGCATCGAGCCTGGCGCCAACCTCCTTGCGCACCAGGCGCTCGTTCATCGGGTTCAGTTCGACCCATTCGCCCTTCACCTTGTCGATCAGCTTGCCCGGCAGCGCGGGGCCGTTGCGCAGCTCTATCTCTAGCCGGCGGACGCTGCTGTCCTCCTCGGGCCGGTGCATGAGCAGCCCCGAGGTGTAGAAACCCCGCAGCGCGCTGGCGCCGGACAGCGCGAGGAAGGGATCGTCCTTGACCTGATGCTTGGTGGCCTTGCGGGTGTGGTGGGCGAGGATGACGCCCGCATCCGGATTGACGGCCTCGCGGAGGAGCTCGACCCGGTCTTTCAGAAAGAACATCATGGCGGTGTTGTCGTTCTCGCCGCCTCCCTCAGGTCCGCCGTCGAAGAGATTGCGGATCGGGTCGATGACGATGATGTCGGGCGGCGCGTCGGCGAATGCGGCCCGCATCGCCTCGGCCACGCGGGCGACGCCCTCCGCGTCGAGCAGCAGCTTCAGCTTCGGTGTGGCGATGAAGGTGTTGCGCGCGGCTGCGATGACGGCGGCGGGCAGCGCGATCTGCTGCATGCGCTCGCGCAGATAGTGATACTGGATCTCGGCCTGCAGGTAGAACACGCGCAGCGGCCGGGGCGGCGTGAAGCCGAGGAACGGCACGCCAGCGGCCATGTGGACGAGCCAGGAGATCAGGAAGTCGCTCTTGCCGACCTTGGGCGCGCCGCCCAGCACCAGGAGACCACCCGGCGTCAGCACGCGGGGACCGACGATGTCCTCGGGCATCGGGCTCGTGTCGTCGAGCAGCGCGCCAAGGCTGAAGGTCGGCAGCGGGCTGGTCGGGGCATCGGCATTGGCCGCGCGCAGGAGCGGCGGACCGTTGCGCTTCACATGCAGCGCCCATAGGCGTTCGGACTCGGCCATCAGCCGATCGAGCGGCCAGGACGGGCGCAGCATGGCGGCGTTGTAGCCGCAGATCGCCTCCCAGCCCGCGAACGGGTCGAGGCGGCCCTCGTGCACCAGGCGCACGTAATGGCCGATGGCGGCACTGGCCCCCTGGAACCGGGACCAGTCGTCCACCGCGCCTTCGCGCACCGGCGTGGTGAGCACCGCGTCGATGCCGGGCTTGGCCTGCGGGGCCGAAACGTCGCTGGCGAAGCCCACGCCGGGCAGCGGCGGCATCTCGGCGACCTTCTCGGCGAAATCCGAAAGATCCAGCTCGACGTCGCGATGCTCGCGGATCTGCACGAGGCGTTGATGGCCGTGCTTGTGATAGACGGTGCCGGGCACCCGGATCGGCTGGTGTGCCGAGCGGAAATGCGTGTCGCCGCCGACCTTCACGGCGATCTCGCCGCGCAGGCGGCAGAGGGCGACCAGGTCGTCGCTCTCGGCGGGTTCGGTCAGTTTCCACCAGACATGGAGCTTCGCCGCGCCCTCGGGCGTGCGCCCGCCGCTTTCGATGATGAGCGTGGGCGCGCCGAGGTGGCGGGTGACATGGTCCAGCTTGGCCGGGATGTCGCCCGCATCGAGATCGACGACGATGGCCTGCATCTGCAGCACGTCGGCGGCGCGGGCCTGGCCCTGTTCCTCGACCGTGCCGGGAATGACATAGACGGCGGCGCCCTCGCGGTTCGCCCATCCGGCGAAGGTTGCGAGTTTCTCGGGCGCAGTGTCGTCGGCCGGGATCCAGATGTTGTGCGGCTTGCCGTCTCGGCCCTGACCCTTGTCGACGAAGCCGCGGAGCGGGATCAGCCCCTCGCACCAGCTGAACACCGTGTCGAGGAACACGGCGATCTGCTCGGGGTCGGGGTCGCAGCCGAAGGGGTTCTCGGACGGTGGCCCGTCGTTGAAGTCCATCCACGGGTTGAAATGCAGGATGCCGTCGTCGCTCATGCCGGCAGCCCCCAGCAGCGTTCGGACCACGGGCAGAAGCGGCATTCGAAGAAGTCGGGCGAGGTGGCGATGCGCGGCAGCAACTCGCCCGCGTCGGTCGCCTGCAGGATCCGCACGCCCCGGTCGGACATGCGCTGCGCGAGATCGGCGTCGAAGGGCACCAGTTCGTGGTGCATCTCGGCCGTGTCCTTGTTGATCGCGGTGAACACGGCGGGCGCGGCGCTGATGCCGGGCACGCTGGTTTCCATGTAGGCCTGATAGACCGCGATCTGGGCGGCGTAGACCGGCTTCGACTTGCTCACGCCGTCCTTGACGCAGGCGCGCCAGTTCTTGGCGTTCATGGTCTTGCATTCCCAGAGAGCGGGAACGGCCAGACCGAAGCCCTCGGGCCCGGCGGCAATGATGCCGTCGACATGACCGCGGATGCGCCCGCCCGCGACCGAGAAGCCGAACTGGCCGCCATCGGTACGGTTGCCCTTGCGGGTGTAGAGGTCGAAGCCCGCGCCGCGCAGCCAGGCGACGGCCAGATCCTCGAGCGCGTGGCCGATGGCGAAGATGCGCAGCGACTGGCCGCTGAAGTCCTGGCCCTCGTCCTTCGGCGTCGCCGTGAACTCGAACTGCAAGGCGCGCTCGCAGGCATGGCCGAGGCGCGAGCCGCCGAGATAGTCGCGCGGCGGCCGCGTCACCTGATCGGCGGTGAGCGCCTGATCGACGGCAGCGTTGACCCGGTCGGCGAAGCTGGGGCGATGGTTGTAGTCCAGCATCAGAACGGCACCTCCGACGTCTGCGCCCGGGCGATGTCGGACATGGCCTCGCGGAAGCCCTCGACGGCTTCCTCGATCAGCGCGCGCACCTGCGCCTCGGTCAGATCCGTAAGCGGGGTGGCCCAGCCGATCTCGTCCATCAGCAGCGCCACGCGCTTCATGGTGGCGGTGATCGCGGCGCGCTCTTCCTCGGTCAGGTCAACCATGGCGAAACGCTCCCTGGCCAAGCGCGTCCAGAAGGACTGGCAGGGCATCGAGCAGAACCAAACCGAGGGCCGGGGCTGCTTCGACCGGTGCGGATCGAACCAGCCAAAACCACGGGTGGGTTGCCGGCAGACAGCACAGAGTGTTCCACGCGGATGCCAGAGTCGCAGCCGGTCCTCGGCCGTGATGGGGGTTGAGGTGGGCATGGGTCATGCCGCCCTCCGTTCGGGAGAGGCCGCCGTGTCGATCAGCTGGCGGATGGCGCGCTTGTTGAAGCCGAAGGTCATCAGCGCGGAGGCGCGGTAGCGCGTCAGGCCGAAGTCATGGCGGCACTCGGGCGGCAGGTACTGGAGCTGCTTTTCGGTCGGCGGCTGGCGCAGCCAGGAGCGAGTCTTGAAGGCGCTCTCGTCGGTCTCATGGGTGTTCAGCCAGTCGTCGGCCTGCGCGAGGCAGACGGTGCGCTCGCCGACACCCAACAGGTGGGGGCGCTCGCCCTTCGCCCCGCCGATGGCGTACCAGACCCCGTCCAGCCAGAAGATGCCGCCCCAGGCCGCGAAGCCCGCGGCCATCAGCGCGTCGTCCGTACCGTAGAGGTCGACCCACGCGAAGCTGGACCGCTTCAGCAGGTCGATCTCGGTCATCATGAAGCCCGAGAGCGGCGCGGCGGCCCCGCCTTCGCCCGCATCCAGATCCTCGCGCGGGAACGCCTCGCCGCAGAGCGGGCATTCGGTGGCGGCAAGTGGGATCTCCGCCTCGCAGGCAGGACAGGTCTTGGTCGGCGCCTCGCCGGTTTCGGTCTTGCCGTCGAGATCGACATCCTGTTCCAGCGTGCCGTGGATCAGGCTCGAGGTGCCGAAATCCAGTACGACGCAGTCGGTCTTCACGATGCCGGGGTGTTCCTCGGGGTCGACAGTGCGCAAGCCGCGCCCGACCATCTGGATCATGGTGGACTTGTAGGAGCTGGGCCGCAGCAGCACGACGCAGGAGGTGGGCGGGTGGTCCCATCCCTCGGTCAGCACCGCCACATTGACGACGAGGCGGATGTCGCCCGCCGCATAGTCGGCAAGGATCGCCTTGCGGGTCTCGGCCGCCAGATCGCCGTGGATCAGCGCGGCGGAAACGCCCGCCGTCCTGAACGCCTCGGTGACATGCTCGGCGTGGGCGACGGTGGAGCAGAACACCACGGTCTGCCGGTCGCCTGCTTTTTCCTTCCAGTGGCGGATCACCTCGTCGGTGACGGGGGCGCGGTCCATGATGCCCGCCACCTCCGCCATGTCGAAATCCGACATGGTCTTGCGGACCGAGCGCAACTCGTCCTGGACACCGACATCGATGACGAAGGTGCGCGGCGGCACCAGGTGGCCCGAGGCGATCAGCTCGCCCAGCCGCACCTGATCGGCGACATTGTCGAAGACCTCGCGCAGCCCCTTCCTGTCGCCCCGGTTCGGCGTCGCCGTAACCCCGAAGATGCGGGCGTCGGGATTGGCCTCGCGCACCCGGTCGATGATGCGGCGGTAGCTGTCGGCGACGGCGTGATGCGCCTCGTCGACGACCAGCAGATCGAGGCGCGGCATGTCGGCCAGATTCGAGGCGCGCGCCAGCGTCGGCACCATGGCGAAGGCGACCTGGCCGCTCCAGGACTTCTCGGTGGCGTCGATGACCGAGGTGGAGACGCCCGGCACCACGCGCTGGAACTTGGCGCGGTTCTGCGCCGTCAGCTCGTCGCGATGGGCGAGCACGCAGGCCTTCGCGCCGTCTGCGATCATCTCGCCGGTGACCGCCGAGAGCATGATGGTCTTGCCCGCGCCGGTGGGCGCCACGCCCAGCGTGTTGCCGCGGGAAGCGAGCGCAGCCACGCTGCGCTCGACGAAGGTTTTCTGGCGGGGGCGCAGGCGCATGGCCGGTCTCCCTCTTACTGCGCCCAGCTCGGCCGACCGGCGGCGCCGGGGGCGGACGCGGGCTGGCTGGGCTGGGTGGCCGTGGTGGGCTGCTGCGGGGCGTGGCCCTGCGCCGGGGCGGCGGCGAACTGCGGCGCGACCGTGCCCATCAGCGCGGCGTAATCGCGATGATCGGGGGTGACCGCGGCGCGGATCTCGTTCTTGTCCTCGCCGTTGGTGTCGGTGCCGATGTCGATGCGGGCGACGAACTCGACCCCATCGAGATCGCCGAACCCGTTGATGCGGCGGCGGGCCTGCGCCTCGGGCGAGTTGTCCTTGTCCGACACGCCGCGCGCCGAGTTGAGGATGCCGCGGATCAGGCCGCGCCCCATGTTGGCCCAGTCTGGGCCCTTCGGGCTGTAGAGGCCGATCAGCGACCAGATCTTGCGCCGGGCATAGGGCCCTTCGACGACGGTGTATTCGGCGTCGAGATAGACAGCGCCGGTGGTGGCGCGGCGCGCCCAGCCACCGGTCCAGCCCTGCGAGGGGTCGTCGAAGCCGCCGGGGCGGAGCGTCAGACGCACCTTGGCGAGCGTGCCCTTGGGGATGACGTTGGTATTGGATTGGGCGGAGTTGAAGTCGTTCCAGGGTCCGGACATTGCGCGGCTCCTTTCAGTTGGAGGATGGGACGCGCAGCGGCGTCAGATGGGAAAAGCCACCCCGGCGACCGGATCGGGACACCGGGCATGGCGAGAGGCGCTCAGCCATGGCCGAGCTCCTGCGCGGGGGCGGGATCGGTGGGCGTCACCGGCGGCCAAGTCAGGCGTTCGGAGGCAGGCGCCGCGGGACGCTGGATCTTCTCCATCAGCCGGCCGAGATGCGGGGCCTCGACCCTGTCGAGGCGGCCGGAACGGTCCTTGGCCGGATAACCCCAGGGGTTCAGCGTCTGGCAGACGAAGGCGCGCTGCGGCTGGCCGTTGGCATCGGCGATGTCGGCCATGGTGATGACCTGGTCGACGATCCCGGGCAGTTCGAGCCCGGTCTTCGAGCCGTCGATCTGCGGCTGGAAGACCTTGCGGTTGAAGTCGTCGAGCCGCTCGTCGAGGATGCCCACGAACCAGACATGCTTGCCGCGCGTGTGCTGGAGGTGGGTCAACCACCCGATCATCTCGCGGCCGTGCAGCCCGTAGGCGCCGCGGATGTCGGGCTTGCCGGTTTTCTCGGAGAATGCCTCGGGCTGGCCGCGGCACCACTGGAAACAGAGCCGCCCGGCCACGGTGATCGAATCGATGAAGACGGTCTCGTATTTGCCGATCACGGCCGGGTCGCCGTAGCGCCCGCAGACCTCGTCGAAATGCGCCTGGCTGTAGGGCTGGTCCTCGCGCAGCGCCGGGTTCGGCCCGCCGATGAACACCGCGAAGTCGCGGCATTCCTTCCAGGTGCGCGGCCGGAGCGTGTCGATCTCCAGCCCCTCGACCGCCAGATCCCCGGCCTCGAGGTCGAGGAATAGCGTGGTCGAGGCGTTCAGCGTCCAGAGCAGGCTGGTCTTGCCGATGCCGGACCGGCCGAAGATGACGCCCTTGATGCCCTTGCGCTGCGCGAGCCGTTCGTCGGCCCCGATGATGGGAAGGGCCATCACTGGCCCTCCTTCTTCATCACCGCCGTGGCGGCGCGGTCGGCGCCGATGCACCCGGCCTCGCGGGCGAGCTTGTAGAGCCGCTTCAGCGCGTCGGCGCGGCGGTAGGCGGCGGTGCTCTCCCGCTCAGCCTCCACGATCGCGAAGGCGATCTCGTCGACGGTCGCCTCGACGACCGGCAGCGGCTCGCGCGGCTCGTCACCCACGCGCTGCGGGATGGCGATGGTTTCGGGGAGGTCTTCGAGGCTGTAGTGCGCCTTGCGAAGATGGGTGAGATCGTCGGGCTGGTCCGGCATAGCTTCTCTCCGTGAGATGAGGTGATTGAAGAGGCGCATCAGGCGGCCTCGCGGGCGTCGGGCGCGGGCTCGCTGACGTAGATCGCCAGCAGCGGCGTCCCGTCGGCGTGGGCGCCGGCGTCCTCGAGCTGGTAGTTGCGGTTGGGCTCGCAGACTTCGGTCAGTTCCCAGCGCCGGTAGAGCCCCGGCAGCCGCTTGAAGTCTTCGAGCGAAAGGTCGGCAGTGCGGTTCATGCGCGTCGGCTTTCGGTTGGAGTGGGACGCTCGGTGGCGCTCGAATGGGAAAAGCCACCGGCATCACCGGATCGGGACATCGGCTCAGGGGATTTCCTCGAGAGCGTCGTGCAGTCGGCGCATGGCGCGCTGGTAGCGCTTGCGGGCGGCGGCCTCGGTCAGGCCCAGCTCGACGGCGACTTCGGCCTGGGAGAAGCCCTCGATCGCCACGCGGATCACCAGCAGGGCGTCATCGCCGAGCAGCTTCCGCACGGCGCCGTTCAGCCGTGCGTACCCGGCCGCGCCGATCCCGCTGTCGCCGCTGTCCGCCACCTCGTCGGGATCGGCGCCGCTGGCGAGATGTTCGCGTGTCTGGTCGCGCTGGCGCACGCGGATCATGTCGCGCTCGACATTCCGCAGCACTGTGGCCGCGATCCAGTTGACGCGCCTGAGGTCGAGGCCGCGGACCGCCTCGGTGGTGCGCGCGAGTACATCGGACGCGACCTCGTCGGCGGTGCCGAGCCTGCGCCAGAGCGACCGGCGCCGGATGGCGTCGAGGCCGGGCCAGAGCGCCAGCAACAGCAGCGTCAGGGCGCAGTCGGACGCGCACCCGTCGCCCTGCGCCGCCCGGACCAGCGCGGCCAGGATCAGGTTTTTCCGGGCGGAATCGCCGGGGGTGCGGTGCAGCCCGTCCAGCAGGGCCGCCGGATCCCGGAATGCTGCAAGGGCGGCCTGTTCACGCCGGACGGCGTCGAAACTGCGCTGGAAGTGAAGGTTGGAGGATGAATGCATGAGGTGATCACGGATCTCGTGCCACGCGAAGGACATCGGACGCCTGCCTTGCGGCCAGGCGTCCGGCGCCTTCTCGTGGCCAGGTCAGGACGTCGCGCGTCTCTGCGATTTCAGGGGGTTGGGTGAAAGCGCGTGTCAGCGCGCGGGTGCGGTCGCGTTGTTCAGCGTGCCGCAGCCGCGGCAGGTGGCCTGAACCGGAAAGCCCACGAGATACTCGTGCCCCCGCGCGAAGCGCAGGTGCATGCGGCCGTCCCGGCAGACGCCGAGCAGCTTGTCACAGCGCGTGCAGCGCCATTCCGAGTTGGAGGTGGTGGGCTTGGTGTTCGTGGCGCCGGACCAGCTCGTCGTGGCTGCCTGGCGCGGGGGGAAGGGAGTCGGCATCGGGGTGCTCCTCTGACTGAGTGAGCACCCCTAGTGACGGCCCGAATCGGAGATGGTCAGACCCCCCAAAGGGAGATCAAACGGAGATGGGTTCTTCGCAAAGGGCCCAGTGGCCATGCCGGGGCGAATACAGGTAACGGTTGTTCACCCCGTCCCATTCATCGCCAAACAATTGAGGCAGCTGGGAAAACCCGGCGTACTTCTTCAGAACTGCGAGCTTCACACCGCCTTCTCGATCACGGTGAGCCATGTAAAGACGCTCGAACAGCTTCACTTTTTTCGCGCCGGTGACGATCCACGGATCCTGACCGGGCACGGTGATCTGAGCGGCGCCATCATCCTGCCTGCGGAAGTGCACAGCGGCACCACGCGCAGCCGGATCGATCGCAGCCTCATACGAGGAACGGACCGCATCCGCGTCGATCATCCCGGTATCGGCATCGACGTGATCCCTGAGGCTCAAGACGACATGGCAACCGAAATAGGGAAAGCGCACGTCCTGTGGCACGAAAACGATCCCGCGAATGCGGTTGCCTTCGCCCCGGACGAGGCGGTCGGATGCCTCGAGCACTTTGTCGACCAATGTCGCCCGTGCGAGGTAGATCGGCGCTTCGGCCAGACCGATGGTCGCGACACCCAACTGATGGAGATAATCGCCGAGTTCCCGCACGCGACCTTTCAGGCCCATCGGCTTGAGCAAGTCGCGCAGCGCGTCTCGCAGGTAATCGAAACGGATCTCGTACTCGGAAACATCCTCTGTCGGGACCGTCGACCCAGTTCCGCCTTCGACCAGCGTCAGCGTGGCCTCACCGCTCGTGCCGTCGCGCTCGACGTTGTGAACGACTTCGCCAAGCTCATCGTCTTCGAACAGGATGACATCCGACCATCCCTTGCGTGTCAGGAAACCGGCGCCGGTCAACTCGTCGGCCGCGACACCAAGTTCATCGAGGTTCTGGCCGGACGCCTTCTCGGAAGCGAGGTCGTAGAGCGTCAACAGCTGCGGAAGCTTCTCCTTGCGCTGCGGCTTCGAAAGGTCGCCGATGCGTTCCAGTACTCCCCAGGCTTCGAGGAGATCGTAGCCCAGCTCTCGCTTGGCGGGATCCCGTTCGCTCTGGATGTTCGACTTGTTCCTTCCGAAGACGTCGAACTGGAGGACGCCTTTTCGCCCGCGGCCGTCCACATGCTCGATCCGGAAGCGGACCTTTGTGACATAGCCGCCGCCCGCTTTCGGAATGATTGCCCCGAAAACGCTGCGGGCGATTGCGTCGATGTCGTCCTCCGGGGCGACACTGAGGGTCACCTTCCGACACCAATCACCCAGCGCGACCTGAACTTCGATTATGCCGGCCTTCTTGACCCGATGGGCTTCTTCATCGGGTATCGGCAGCTTGAGTGAGTTCCGGAAGCGCGACAGATTGTAGGTCTTCTGGGTGAGGGGCTTGTTTGAAATGTCGTGCTTCAGAGTATCTGCGGCGAACAGGTTGGCGACGATCTTGCGTTCCACCCTGTCGCGCGAACACACCTCGATCCGTCGCCGGGCATGTGAATAGACCAGCAGCATCTCATCAGGTGGGCGGAAATAGAGCAGCTTCGTCGACTTATCCGGCTGGACGGTCTTTTGGCTCGCGTAGGCGCCGAAGAAGGTGACAGCCAGCAGTACATCCTGACTTTCACCGTTTTCGGCGGGCAGGTCGACAGCCTCCACCTTGCAACCGTCGTCATGCTGCAGGCGCTCCGCGATTTCCGTAGAGAGCGCATCATGGTCGACACCCGCGGCAGCGAGGGGGATCGAAGCATCTATCGACCACGCCTCGTAAAGCGTTCCGTGCTCGCGGTAGACCCGCACCTGCATTGCGCGCTCAGCGGCCTCGAACAGCGCAATGGCATGGAGGTAGGCCCAAAGGCTCCTGGCGACCTCATCGCGCTGCGCCTTCAACCCTTCCTTCGCAGCGAACCGTGGGTCTTCGGCGAGCCGACGCAGCATCGCATCTGGCGTCTTGTCGGTCATCAACATGACGCGACGAGCCTCGATCTCTATCAGGTTAATTCGGTCGCTCTTCAGAGCCTTCAGAGCTTCCGCCATTTTTTCGCTACGGATCTGATCTTCAGCATCTGCGGGCACAGCGGCCATTGCATCGCTCAGAAATACCGAAAACTGGGAGTGCGAAAGAAACTCGCTGATCAAATGGATTGGGGATTCAATAAACAGGCGCGAAAGCTCCGGCGCCCCGCGAAACAATGACCTAGCCACCTTGCCCTCCTACTTGCTGTCCTCACTACACTTTGCGGAGCGCCAGTCTGACGATTCAATCGAACAAAACAAGACCGAAGCGCAACCGGAAGCGGCAGCGGCACCCACCATGATCGTTTCTGGAGCGATGTCCCGATCCCGTGCGGCAGATGGCTTTTTACGGATGAAGCCACTGCTGAACGGACTCGCCCCGCATGAAACGTCCCAATCCGCTCCCGTCTGACCAGATGACCGCCGCCGAGCGCCGCGCCGAACTGTGCGGTCTGCTGGCGCTCGGTCTGGTTCGGCTGCTCGGGCAAGATACGCGCGAAGTATCTGACAATACTAGAGAACGTTGCCTACACTATCCCGACGACCAATGCCGTCATGCAACTCCAACTCACCGGAGAAACGCATGAACAAGCCCGATCCCATCCCCGCCCGCCTGGCCGCACTGAAATCCATGTCCGTCACCCAGTTGAAGTCGGAGTGGCAGACGATCTTCGACACAGCGGCACCGAACAACAGCCGAGCGTTCCTCGAGACCCGGTTGGCCTATCGCATTCAGGAGCTGACGTATGGCGGCCCCGATCATCAAACCCGGCGCATGCTGGACCTTCTGGCCGACGAGGTCGGCGGCACCCTGACGCGCAAGAGCCAGATCGCCGATCCTCGAAATCCCGTGGTCGGCACGAGGCTGATCCGCGAATGGAACGGGGTCGAGCACACGATCACGGTCTTGCGGGACGGGTTCGAGTGGCAGGGGCGACCCTACAAATCCTTGTCTGCGATTGCGCGGGCGATCACCGGGACGCGCTGGAATGGCTACCGCTTCTTCGGGTTGCGCGAACGAAAGCGGGGGAATGATTGATGGATCAACGCGCAACTCCAATTCGCCGCCAGCGCTGCGCTATCTACACGCGCAAATCCTCCGAGGAAGGGCTGGAGCAGGAATTCAACAGCCTGCACGCCCAGCGAGAGGCCTGCGAGGCCTACATCGCCAGCCAGCGCTCCGAGGGCTGGGCGCTGGTCCGCGATCAGTATGACGATGGCGGGATCTCGGGCGGGACGCTCGAACGGCCCGGCCTCAAGCAGCTTCTGGCCGACATCGAGGACGGCCTGATCGATGTGGTGGTCGTCTACAAGATCGACCGCCTGTCGCGGTCGCTGATGGACTTCTCGAAGCTGGTCGAGGTGTTCGACCGGAACGGCGTGACCTTCGTGTCGGTGACGCAGTCCTTCAACACCACCACGTCCATGGGGCGGTTGACGCTGAACATCCTGCTCAGTTTCGCGCAGTTCGAGCGCGAGGTCACAGCCGAGCGCATCCGTGACAAAGTCCGCGCCTCCCGAATGAAGGGCATGTGGATGGGCGGCTATGTCCCGCTCGGGTACGATGTAAAGGACCGCAAGCTCGTGGTGAACGAGGAAGAGGCCGCTACCGTGCGGGGCATCTTCGAGAGGTTCGTCGAGGTCGGATCAGCGACCGTGCTGGCCCGTGAACTGCGCCGCAAGGGGGTCCGCAACAAGCAGGGCACCTTGGTCGACAAGGGATATCTCTACAGGGTGCTGGTGAACCGCGTCTATCGCGGCGACGCGGTCCACAAGGGCAAGGCCTATCCCGGCGAGCATGCGGCCATCATCGACGCGCAGCTGTGGGATCAGGTCCATGCCATCTTGCGACAGAACCCGCGAAAGCGCGCCAACAACACCCGCGCGCAGGCGCCAGCGCTGCTCAAGGGGCTGATCTTCACGGCCACGGGCGCCGCCATGACCCCGAGCAGCACGAAGAAGGGCGCGCGGCGATACCGGTACTACGTCTCGATGGACGTCATCAAGAATCGCGAACCCAGCGACGCGGGCATCCCGCGCCGCCTTCCTGCCGACCTAGTGGAAGCGGCTGTGGTGACCGAGTTGCGGCGGGTGATGCGCGCGCCGTCGATCACGGCACAGGTCATTGCCCACTTGGCGCGCGAGGGTCACGCCTTCGCCGAGGCCGACGTGATCTCCGCGCTGCAGACGTTCGATGACGTCTGGGGCCAGCTGTTCCCTGCAGAGCAGACCCGGATCGTGCAGTTGCTGGTGCGCCGGGTCACGGTCACGTCCGAGGGGCTGGTCATCGATGTCCGGACTGACGGCGTCTCCGGCGTCATGCGCGACATGATGGCCCCACGAAAGAAGGTGGCGGCGGAATGATGAAACCCGACGAGTCCATCCAGATCTTCGTACCGCTCAAGGTCCGCAAGCAGAACGGGCGACCGAAGATCATGCCGCCCGCAACCTATTTGCCGAGCGAAGACCGGACGCAGGATCCGCATATCTTGCGCGCCATCGGCCGGGCGTGGGGCTGGCGGCGGCGCATGGAGACTGGTGAATTCAACACGGTCACCGATCTGGCGAAAGCCGTAGGGCTGGCCGAACGCCATGTCAGCCGACAGCTGCGGCTCGCCTATCTCGCGCCGGGCGTCCTCAAGCGACTGGTCTACAAGCGCGAGGTGCCCGCCGTGACCCTGTTGAAACTGACCGATGTCGCGGCCCTGCCATGGCACGCACAGCCGGAGCGGGTGTTCGACTGAGGCTCAGTGAAAGCTCGCCTGAAACGCCGTTGCGGTCAGCGAGACATGCGCGTCCAGTGGCGGGTGCAGTTCGAACGCCTTCGGCTCGCGTGAGAAATTCCACAGCCGGAACAGACGCCATTCCGACCGGCGCTCATCGGCCACGGCCAGTTCGTTGCGGGTGATGTGGAACGGCGTGCGCTCCCATCCGTTCGTGGTCTTGACCTCGATCAGCCGGGGTAGCCCGTCCGGGGCGAAACTGGCGATGTCGTAGCCCGCGCCATCGCCATCCTCCTCCGACACCCAGCGCACCTTGCGCGCCAGATCGTCCCGTCCTGCTGTCCGCAGTGCCGCGCGCTCATGCGCCAGCACACGTTCCTCGCCCGCGCGGCCGAGGGCCCGGTTGCGCTCGTCCCGCCCAGCAACGTCGAACTTGCGGGCGATGTGCAGCATCTGGTCCAGTTCCTGCGGAGGCGGCTGGTTCGACAACGTCGGCGGCGGCCCGATCCAGATCTGCGCCGCCTCGCGTAGGCCAGCGGCGGGGTGCAGCCCCGGTTGGCGCCCGAGCCAGGCGGGGTTCAGAGCCAGCCACCGGGCCACGGCATCCACCAAGGTCATCTGGAAATTGAACGCGGGTTTGTAGCCGGGGATCCAGTCCTCGCCGAGGCCCTTCAGCACCGCGCTGATGTTCTGGTGCTTGAACTCGACGGACCCCTCGGACCGGTTGTTCAGTAGCGGCAGGAGCGCCCGGCGATGCTCGGCCTTGCTGTAGCGGAGCGCGGAGATGTCGTCGGCCAGCATCGCGAAGTAATCCGCGACGATCAGGTCGTTCTCTGCATCCGTCCAAGGCCCGTTCGACATTGCGCCAGGCTATGGGCGCGAAGTCTGTTTGTCATCAGAGACTTCTGGCAGGGTTTTGGCTCGCTTCGGACGCTTCCGCCGGACTTGGAGATCGGCCGCCACTGAGCCGTCCTTCTGACCGCCCTGCGCCTTCGTGTTGGTCTCCGTCACCGGATTATCTCGCGAACGGGGCGACCTCATGAACCTGACAACCCATTGGAAATATGAGGATGTTTCGCACCGTCCCGTGGCCGTTGAGGGGCGTTCAAAGAGAGACGCAGGCCATTCGGAGACCCGTTCTGCGTCAAGCGTCCAGTCTCCGAAGGGCGGATGGCCCGGCCAACGCCCTTTGAAACAAAAAGAAAAAAGGCCCCAATCGGGGCCCCTGGACGGATTCAGTATCTGAATGTGGCGGAGACGATGGGATTCGAACCCACGAGACGGTTTCCCGTCTACTCCCTTAGCAGGGGAGCGCCTTCGACCGCTCGGCCACGTCTCCATCGACCCGTGTAATGATCACGCTTTATGGAAACAAGGAGAAAATGGCGCTGCTTGGCTTGAAGTTACCCACAAGTCGTGCGGCAGATTGATTCACCCACAATACTTGGCCTTGCCCATGAAATAGCATTCATGATTCGTCATGTGGCACCAAATGATTGAGGTGCTGGCATGGGACGGAGT